GGCCTACGAAGGTTTAAATAAAATATCAGCTATTAATTTTTTTGATGATAACAAACTGTTGCAAATGAAAAATGGAGAAACTACAGATACAAGCTCAGATATAGATGAGGTTGTAATATATGATGGCAGAATAAACCGTGTAAAACAACAACAAAAAAACAATAAACAAAGAAACTTTTCTTTAATTACAACTATGATACAATCTGAAGATGGATTTAAAGAATTAACTTCGGGCATGACTAATGCTGGTGAAATTGCAATAGTAAAAAAAATGGCATTTAATTTTGGAGAAAAAGATCATACTCTTATGTTAGACACTTGGATTCACAAACACGCAAACTTACCTGACTTACCTCCTGAAACAGCGTTGAATTGGTTTAAAGCTTCTGTTGTTTTAGCTAATGCTATGAAGCCAGAGACAGGCATACGGAATATAGAGCAACTTGATCCTGATAAAAGACTTGGCAATATGCAACCACAAGCTCAAGCTGCCATATGGGAAAAATTGAAAAAGGTAACAGGTAATGATACACAAGCTATGGTTTGGGCGTTATCTTCTTGGATGGAAGGTCCTGATAAAACAAGTTCTAAACAACAAGTGCCATCGGGAATGAACGCCAGATTAAAAACTATAAATTATTCTAAACAAGGATACGTTGAGTTTAGATTATTTGGAGAATCTAAAGGTACTAAATTTAATTTTCAAACAATAGAAGAACATGTTGATAACAATGAAAAAGTTGTCGCTAAGTTAGTAAACTTACAAGAGCAGTATAAAAAAATTGCAGTTAATCAAGAAGGACCTTTAGGGTACAACTTATTGTTAAACGCATTAGGTGCTATTGTAGGCCCCGATGGTTTAACAGGAGCTTTATTTAATGATTTAAATTATGGTACAGGAGATGACACAGGAAATAACAACAAGACTCTTACAAAAGGGTATATTGATGCCCAGATGAAAAAGAAGTATAAGAATGTATCTGCAACAAGAGCTGCCGAAATAAATGCTGCAAGGATAAGTCTTGCTTTCTCAATGGCACGAGCAGCCGATCCTTCAGGTCGACTATCTAACCAAGACATAGAATTACAAATGGTTAAATTGGGTGGGGATTGGACACAAGCTCGATATGCAGTAAAAGCAATAGATGTAGCAATGGAAGAATTTATTATAAACAAAAATAAATTTGATATGATAGTCAAGTATGGAAAAGGCACTGGACCAGCAAACATGAAAGACTTTAAAGTTATTGACGCTGTTATTGCAGTTGATACTTTAAGAAAAGGAGCAGCAAAACATAACTTAGTAGTTGGAGAAGTTAACCCAAATGAAAAACGAGTTTACAATCTTAACCAAGAGTATATCACTAAAGACGGAAAGACTAGAAAAAGATACATAGAAATAAAAAGACCAAAGACGCTAGATAAAAATGGCAAGCCTACACTAGTAAGAGACAGAGTAACTAACGATGTATTAGATATAAAATTATTTCAAGGTAAAATTTAATGGTTGATGTAATAACAAACACTATGCCTAAAAACGTTTCTTCTAAACTGTCTGCAGAAGAAGATTACGAACAGAACAAAGAATCAGGTAACTTTGTTTATCAAGGTAATAAAAAACGTTCTGAAGAAGAAAAGAATGTCAATGTAGAGATGCCTAAACCTAGACCTCAACCTCCGACTGTTGATGATACGGTAGATGATAAGTCTATACCTGTACCTCAACCTGATGATACAGAAGGGGATAAATCTATAACTCCTCCGTCAGTCGATGATACTAAAGGTGTTACCAAGCCTATAATAAGAAAAATTAAAGATACAGTAAGACCTTCACAAGGTATGATTGTAGGCTTTGAACCTTCACTTCCGGGATTAGTCAACAAAGTTGATGGAGCAAAAGCAGGGTTAGATAATGAGAAGTTAGCATCTAGAGCCAAAAAAGATTTACTACTACAAGAGTCAGGCATAAGCGAAGCCGAATTAATAAATGATGTCAACAATGGAAATGCGATTGCAGAGCTAGACAACGATGAACTTGGTAAATTAGAATATGCTATTGATATATTAAATGAACCAACGTCTACTTCTGACGAAAAGAAAACTGCTCAAAATATTTTAGACTCTTCTATAGATATTGTAAACAGTACGAGAGGGCAAGAGGGTGTTAAAGTTGGGTTTAGCAGAGGGGAGAATCTAGAGTTTCAACCATCCAAAGAAGCTTTAGACGCTGCCAAGTTTGGTAACTTTAGCCTATTAGCAAATGAAGAAAACTATAGCAATAGCAGAAAAGAATTTTTTAAAATAGTAAAGGGTCAGTTTGATGAAAAGCTAGGAGATGACGCACCTACTATAGAACAAATACTTATGGACACTATTACTACTGGTGAATTTTGGGATACGACTGCTGAAGTTTTAAATGAAGACTTAAGAGCATTGGGTATAACTTTACCTCCTATGATATTTAATTTAGTTAGGCACGGTACAGTGGCTTTGGCTAAAGGTTTAAATCCATTCAGTGATTCTGAAAAAGATATAAGTGAGTATTGGGCAGAAAGTCAATCTGACAGAGAACAAAATGCCGCAAGTTGGAAACAAGCTTTAGAAAATAATCCCACACCTGCTAAATTAAGAGCTTTATCTGTTGTTATAAATGAAAACATACACAACGCATTAAAAAAACAATTGGATGAAAACAAGATAGACCAAGCTACTTACGATAGACTTACCAAATCTGATATAATGGGCAAGGATGGTAAGCCTTTAAAGAAAATGATAGTTAGCGAAGATCAAGCACAATCTTTTTTATTAGAGTCTATAGAGCAGTTACATGGAAGTCTAAGATTCTTGATGATTGCAGCTCAAAACGTACCTATGATACAGGGTCTTGCAAAAAAACAAACTGTTCTTGCTTCTCGAAATATGAAGAATATGAAAAAGAAAGTAAGCAAACTAGAAGCAGAACAAATAGCTTTAGGTAATAATAAGTATGATGGTATGAGTCTTCTTGAAAAAGCAAATCGAATGGAACTAGATGGGTTAGATATAAAAGTAAACCACCAAGTACTAGGCATGGCTATGAGGGAAGAAAACGTTGCTACATCATTTGGAAGAATGGTAGACAGAAGAGATCGTCTTGCAACTATGTTAGTAAATATGGATAGAAAAAATGTATCCCCAAAGAGCTTAAAGTACATAGCCATAAAAAAAGAATATGAATCTGTAAAAGGTAAAGTATTTAGAAACTATTGGTCAGGAAGAACTAAGCCTATATTTAGGGAAGCACTATTATTATCCATGCCTGCTAGTATTATGCAGTGGGCATCGACTGAAGCATTCAGAGCAGCGGATAGTGGGGTAGATCAATTTACTGCACAAGGTATAGGTGCTTTGTTTCACATGGTAACTGCATTTAGATTTGGTAAAAATAAACAAACTGGTGGTGGTGGAATGTCCATCCAAGATGGAGTTTATAATGTTATCAAATACCCATTTGCACAAGCAGGGGAAGCCACCAGTGCCTTTATGGATGTTATGGCAATGTCTAGGATTCCCGGAGTAAGTATACTTCGTAGTAAAGATTTAGAAGAGTACAACACCTTAGTAAAACAAGCTAGAAATGGCGTAGGATTGAGCTTGAAAGAAAGACGAGGAGCTAAATACATATTTGATTTAGCAGCACATTTACCAAAAGAAACGTTGGACAAGCTACTTGTAAATGTGAAGTCTCAAGTAAAATTAGAAGAAGATATCATAGCTCAATTTCCTGTAGGAGAACGAGATGAAATACGACAGTTAGTTGCTGCTCCTTTTGCACAAGCTACAGGTTTGACTTGGTTGAAAAGTGCCTATGCTTTAAGTGGTACAAATATAGGTGCTAAAGATTTTAAAAACTTTAACAAACTACAAGAACTGCAAGACATTTCTGATGCACAGATGAGACAGCTAGAATTTACTGAAAGATCAATACAAAATTTAAGAAACAAATTAATAAACAGAACTGACATAGAGAACCCAGCGGCTGTAGAAAAATTAGTAAACAGATATGAAAAAATGTATGATGCACAAAAAGACAGTGTCATAGAAAATAACTACCAACTGTTTGACGACTACGAAGAAATGAACAGAAAAATGTTTATTGATCCTGATGTTAACATAACAAATGAAATTGCAGATCAAATGTTAAACACAGGCGTTAAAGCTAGGATGCGACTTAATCCCTTGTTAACTGAAGGGGAAGCTTTAGAACAACAAATTAATGCTAACTACAAATTACTAGAACAAAGAGCAAGAGTAGTTAACTCTAATTTAAATAGTCCAAAGCATCCTGCTCGTGCAGCTTCTCTTATGGAAGAAGTTTTTGATTTACACATTGAGTCTATGTACGCTAAAGGTAAACTCGCCTACGTTAAATTAGACAAGATGGCTCTGTCCGAAAAGAAAACAGTTGATGTTTCTGATTTAATCTACAACTTTAAAGAGTTGGCTGATCCCTTAAAAGAAACAGACTTTGCGGCATTTTTTAGTAAAGATGGTATGTTCTTTAATTCTACTTTAAATAAAAAATTAAGAGTGTCTTTAAATAAAATGGCAGAACGTTCTTTAGCAGGATTAAATAACAATACTGTTAAAAAATTAAGGGAGATGGCGACAACTGAAGGAAGCGAACATTTTATAGGTAAGAATGTAGATGATGTAGATATAGCTTTGTATTATCAAGAGATTGGTGAGCTAAAAGCTTTTAAGGCTGCTCCAAGTGAAGTTGCTGATGTGTACACTGCGTTTAGAGACTATGCAGTACGTATGGGAGATAGTCAGCCAGCTTTAGCTAGTAAGTTTGAACAACAGGCTGGTACAATAAAACAACTAATTAGGAAGTTTGATGATAAGTACTACAACATGTGGGAAGAAGCTAACTCCACATACAAAGCAAATGTGTTTGATAAATTAGCAGGTAGTGGTCCTCTGTCAGACTTTGTAGCAAGTAAAGATAACAGAATCCTTGAGTTAACTAAAAAGGGAACTCAAAGTGGTCCGTACAAAGGTATATATAAAGAAGGTAGAGAGCCTGATAAACTTTTTAATCGTGTTATCGACTCTGTTAATAAATACATGAAGTCTGGTAAAGAAGAAGATTTATCTACTGTACAAAATTATATGGCTAATTTTAATAGGCAGTTAACCGATTTAGTAGGCGATGAGAATGTATTTGATTTAACCACTCCTCAAGGAATGGCAAAGTATGAAGCTTTTGAAGGTGCTTTAAGTGCTATGATATATTCAAAATGGGCAAGACCAACTTTAGATAGGATTAACAAACTTGATCCTAGATCACAAAAACTTTTAAATCAATCTAATGGTGGTTATGATTTTACTGCGTTTGATCAAGATAGACTACACGACATAACAAGAGCAACTACAGTTAAAATCAAAACAGCAGATGGGATAAAAGAAGTTCCAATTATTAATTTTACAAAAATAATTACAGACGAAAAAGATATTGTAAAAGTAATGGCAGATAGTGCAAAACTACAAGAAAAGTTTCAAACATTTAGAACAGTATCTAACGGTAAAATAAAAAATATAAAGGCTACAGAAGCTGCCAAGTTAAAACTCAGAGATAAAACTATAGAAGATTTAGGAGTCTTAACAGGGCAAACTCCTATAGGTTTCTATGATAAGTTTATTGTAAATGGAAGTGTAGATAACTTAACTATCTTAAGAGGGCAAGCAATGGAAAAAGGCATGAAGAAAGAAGATTTCAATAATGCTGTATTGTACTTGGCGACCAATGGTTTGTTTGCAAGAGGAGGTCAACGCATAATTCCCGGACAAACAATAACAGACTTTGATGGAATTAAAAAACCTATAAGGGGATTTGATAATCCACAAAATATAACTAAAGATTTAAGGACAGACAATATAACACAAATATTTGAAGAGTTCTTAGGTGTAGATCACACAAGATACTTAGATGATATATCTGATTTGTTAGCTAAAGAAAAAGCCGCATCTATGAATGTAGATAAAATAAATGGAATCTTAAGACCGATGGGTGATAACGAAATAATAAGTCGTGCCTTTAACCTAGCAAGAGGTATGGTTAGTCCAACTTATGTAGGTGCTGAAATAGCACTGAGGATTGCGAGTGGTGCAGGTGTAGATATGGTTAGAATGGCTGCAGGTTCTAAGGAAGCTTCAAGACTTATGGCTAAAATGTTAAAGTACCCAGAAAAATTAAACAAAGTAGAATTAGGAAGAATGTCAATTTTAATTCAAGATTTTCTAATTACAGAATTGGCTAACATGGGGAAAACAATTCCTGACTATTACTTTAAAGTATTCCCAGAAGAAGAAGAAACAACATAAACTAAGGAGAACAACTAATGAAAACTTACTACAACGGACCACGACAAGGCATGATGTATGGTGGTGGTACAAACTTACGAAAACCAATGCAGATGGGTGGACTTGCACAACAAAACAGAAAGTCAACTGCAGGTCAGTCAGCCATGATGAACCCGATGGGTAGCATGACTGAAAAGAAAAAATATGACATGGGTATGATGTACGGTGGCAAAGCTAGGAAGAAGTAGTATTATCTTTCTTAAAAACTTTACGACCTTTAAAGAAAACAATTGTATTGATAGTGGTGTTGATAGTTATAGCTACAACTAGCCACGCTTCCCACCACTCCACTACAAAAATCTTCCTGACTTATCCATAACCTCTTGTGCAATTGATCTCAAGTATCTTATAAAATCTCCCACCTTATTTGTACCCTCGTACAAAGGCAGTCCTGTATTCATAGTTCTTTCAAAATCATCAGGTTCAACTGCATCATAAAGTATCTCTACATTCCCATCTTTATTTAAAAACGCTTCTAGTGAAAATAATTTAGCTTTTACTTTGGACTTCGTCATTGATTGGCTCTAATTTACTTATAGGTAAGTTGTAACAATCGGTTCTAAATGTAAAACCGTTGCTTGGGTCTACTTGACCTTTCTTATACCGAGTAGCTTTAGCGTAGTATTCTTGTTTAGTAATGCTACCTAGTATCCAAGCCTTACTGAGATCAGTCAGTATTCTCACAAACACATAACTGTCACAGTCTTGCTTAGTACCATGAGATGCAACCGAGCAATCATAATTAGGCTGTGGCTTAGTATTACAACGTTTAGTCTTAACGTCAATTCGATTCCCATCTTTTACTAAATCATAGTTAAATGTGTTTGCTTCAGTTGCTCCAATGATATCAGCTACAATTATCTCGCCTATCGCACCTACTACGTTACTAGTGCCACCTGTAATACTTCCCTGCAGTATGCCTACAGAGGAAGCTTTTTCCCTCGCATGACGCATATAATCTTCGCTGATTGGTACTTCGATCATTAGCTTGAACTCAAGTCTACGACTTCACAGGCATCTGCAGTGCAAGCCAATTCACGAGAACCACTCGTATTGTCTTCCTTTTCATACTTAGAAAACTTAGTCCAATCCAAAGTAGATGGCACACGACCATTCCATTCTAGATACTCTTCAGCTTCTATGTCCTGATAAGGAGCTTGTTGGTACGTATGATCAGAGAATGGTAAGAATGATACACCTGAAGATATATCAAAATTATCATACAACCAAGCACCTACTTCCATCCATTCTTCTTCCTTTACAGAAATAGTTACAGATGGTTTGTGTTCGCACCAATTAAGTGCATAGACTTTCCATAGTTCTAGTTGTTCTATTGCACTCATCTCTGTTCTAGTGATAGCACCACTAGGAGATTTCATAGGAAAAGAGAAGACAGTAACACTATCAGGTTTTGTGATATCAGCTTCAAATGGTATGCCCTCTTCTTTCATAAATTGTGTAAGTGGGTCTTTGTTATCCCCACGTACAGTTCTAACATAAAAATCATTATGTCTAGCATGAATACCTGATGCAGAGTCTGTCAATTGAGATACCGTACCACTCGGCTTTACACAAGTGATTGCAGTACTTCTAGGTATGCCAATCTTCTCTGCATATTCTTTGTTTGTTTGTATTGCTACTTGTTTCATTTCCTGTAACCAAACCTTTGAGTCTATCTTTTTGGATAATACATAATGATCCATAATACCTGTTAATGATACACCAAGCAAACGTTCTTCTTCTGTATTTGTTTTCCAAACTTTACGCAAGTATTTTAAATCTGTAAGGGTAGATTGAAAAGTACCTAGCATGGTAGCAATACGTACCTTTGATCGCAATGACAATAGGTCATCATTTTCTCTTACTACAACTTCAGATAAGTTACAAAATTGATAAGGTCTAAGTATAATCTCGCTACACGGGTTAGTTCCCCACATGTGTCCTGTCTGTCTTCTACCGTTCTTAGCTACCTGATCATCGGCAGCCTTACGATTGAACATGCCACGTTCACCTGACTTAGACTCATACAGAGCTAACCATTCTCTCATGTAGGTTTCCATAGCAGGCTTACCTTTGTAGGCTACAGAGTTATTTGCCAATGCTCTTTGACCATCAGCGTTCCACCACTCGCCTGACTTAGCGTGTGCCATTTGATCATCATTTAAGTTAGATAGGCTAATCAATGCAGATCGTCTAACACCACCCACAACTACAACCTCACCAACTTTACACATAATGTCGTGGCACTCAATAGGAAATAACTTTCTACCTGTTGCACCCTTGAATTTTTCTATAGTGAACTTAAATAAGTTAACAAGAGGATCAGCACCTGATGCCCTGCCACCCATAACTTTTAATCTTGCACCTGCAGGTCTTACTTTAGATACATCCCATGTTGGTATCATTCCTGAATACAACAAAGCTACTAATTCTCTGTAGGCTTTTGCCCACCCTGTCTTACTATCTTCCACTGTAATAACAACATCAGACACTTGCATATTCTCGCTAATGATAGGTAGCTTGTCTACGTTCTCTCTTTCTACAGAGAATCCTACACCTGTACCACACATAAGAATGTACATAGCTTCATCAAATGATCTTGGACTATCTACGGGTAGGTAGCTACAGTTGTAGCCACAAGTATTGTCTCTTTTAAGTGCTTCACCTGCAGTCATCATAGCTCTCATAGATGGCATAACTTTTAAACTAGTTATGTACTCTTCCATCATTTCCTTATCAACTGCATCTATCTTATAGTTGTGTTTCTCCATAAGAGCATCAGCCATAAAGTCTACATACCTGCTGACTGTCTCTCCCCAATTCTCTCGTCTTCCCTCATCTTCCATCCATCTAGCGTACCTAGACTTATGTATAAACTCTTGATATGAGGTGGGTAACATATTAGATGCCATCTTTGTCTTCTCCTATTGTTTTAATTAATCTATTCAAATACCAATTTGCTTTTCTTAAATCTTCTACACCATTCTTGTATTTATATCTACACAAATATTTAAGAATGTTGCCCTGAAGATATGCTTCAAACCCATCACCTGTGACGGATTCTATCATGTCAATAGTTTCTATGCCTGCCTTATTGTAATGGGCAGGACTATTAACCATGTCCTCTTTATTCTTGCCTGACAGATACTTAGTTTCGTTTTCTGCTTCTTGTAATTTCTTCATCATATACTCTATATGTCTTATCAATGTTCTTTACCAAAATCTACTTTAATTACATTATCAGGAATGTCAAGCTTTTCTCCTGTTTTATCTTGGTATTGTAGCTGAATTTCTTTGGCCGCAAAGTTAAATTCTATTTCAGATTCACCACATCTAAATACTTCGTCGCCTTGTCTACGTAGCAAAGCCATGACACCCTCGTGCATAATAGATGCAACTGAATGATCATCAAAAGTCTTGTACTTCTTACCCGTTGTATCGTAAGCTACCAGATGAAATTGATCGTCTGGCAATTCAGATATAATTATGTAGTACTTGTCTTTCTCTAAGGACATCATTGTGTCCATATCTTTCTTTTTCATTTCTTTAACCACTCCATAGGTATTGATCCTTCTGCCCATCTGAAGTCATGCTTAAGACACCAATCAGCATAGGTAGTTTTACTTCCTTTATAAATTTTATTCCTAGCGTTCATAAACACCATACGTATATCTAGCTTCTTGTGTTGTTCTTTTACCAAAGCCATCTTAACTCTATCTGCTTTGTCAAACTCACCTTTAGCTTCAATATATATGTTCGTAGCAGGGATGTAGAAATCAGGAGTATAGGTACGTATCTTAGGCACATAAGTAATCTTATGCTTTTCGTACTCAAACTTTATCTTGTTGTCTATAAGTTTTCTAGCTATAGATAATTCAAATTTAGATCGGTAGCCTGCGTTTTTTTTAGCCACTATGTTTTCCCCACTCGGATTTTCCAATTCAATGACTCTAGGCGTTTGTTTATATACCCTGCCATCTTCGGGGATTGTTTTTCTATTATAGTAAGTTCGTCTAATAGGGGATATATCGGCACACATAAAATCTTTCCATAACTAAGGCTGTAGTTTATTGTTTGAAATTCATTCTCCACCTTAATAATATCTCTAGCTTCTGTTTCAGGCGTAACTGCACCATGTTCAGAAAAGTTATCTCTCAGGGTCAAAGGTATTCCTCTGTCATGTTGTCTAAGGAATGTTATATCTCTGCCACCACCAATACCTTTATGAGACTCAATGTATACGTGGTACAAGTTCTCATTTAACTCAAGTAGCTTTGTTTGATAGCTATGTAGGTAGATTGCTGACATTACAATGTTTTCTTTTTTAATACGTCATACCACACTCTAGGTGCTGACTTAGCCTTTGATGTTACCTTATCGTGTAGCTGGGCATTTGACCAACAATGTGATCTGTATCCACACATGCTACATATCTTGTGTAAGGTTTTGTTACCTGTTCTTACTTCTTCACCTTTTACCTTATAAGTTTCAAACTCTGTCTTGTAAGGTTTTACAAAATTAGGATCGGGATCAAGTAATCTTTTTACTCTTCTCTCTGCATCCTTCATGTATTCTCTTCTGTCTTCGTCTTGCCAATCAGGTGCTTCAACCATGACTATTTCGCCACTAGATTTGTTTACAACAATCCAACCACCAAAAGGCAACCCCGTAGCTTCACCGTACAAATGTCCTTGCATGACATACCCAAAGGGATCATCTTCTTTTATCTTATCATATCCCCCGTAACCCGTGTACTTGAATTTAAATGCCCACTCACTAGCAGACTTTACATCCCAAACTTTCTCCACTCCCATTTCATCTCTCAAGATAAGATCAAGTGTTCCTGTTATTTCATGTCCTGCAATGGTAAGTTTTACAGGCTTTTGTTTAGCAACAATCTCTACTTCTGCTTGTTCCATTATGAGTACGATTATGGATTCAACCAAGTCTCCAAACATAAAACGAAACAAAGCATTGTAGTCCATGTCCTCTTTGATGCCTTGCCTATCTAACAACTGTTGGCACAGAGGTCTACCTAGACCTGACATACGTATACTGAACTTACGTTCTTTATTTAGTTGTCTTTCTACAGACTCTTCACATTCTTTTGCAAAGTCTTTAATAGCACTAGGGGAGACCGTGACTTCCCCCCTAGTTGCTTTCTGCATGTAGTCTTGGATTTTAAGCAGATTTAACATTGAAATCAGCCGACAAGTCCTGTTCCTCACTAGGAGAAATGAGTTTCAAAGCTTCTCTGTGCTGAATTAAAACATTCTCATTGTGAGCCTTTACAGTCTCTGAGAAATCTTTCATCAATGCCTTGTCTGTATCCGAGACTTGTACTTCCGAATGGAGAGTCGGAACAGGTACATAGTAAATAACTGAACCTGACTTGACTCTGCTAGTTGCTAACTTAATAACAACCTTTTGCATAATCTTCTTCTGCCTAGTTAAGCTATCTATGAAATCTCTGATAGGTTTAAAGCCTGATCGCTTAAAGTAAGATACAAAAGGTTTATCCTTTATATCCACCTTTGTGCCATCTGCCTTAGTAAAATCCCCATTAATCTGCCCATATATAACTTGGTTACATACTGCAGATCGAGACTTTACTTTAAGTGGGTCATCATCCTTAAGAACCTCTTCTTCTTTCAAAGATAGTCTACCACACTTATTGCCTGCTAATGTGTCAGGAAATTCTCCTGCCAACGTAGGCTTCTGTACTGACTTGCAAGAGAAAGTTCCCTGCTCCATATCATACACACTCCATTCAAAAGTACGTAGGATAGGTCTGATAAACACTTCCTTTGCATAGATAAACTCACCATCTAAGAACATCTTCCATGAGCCACGAGTCAGAGAAACACCGTCTTCTGTCTCCGTATCATAGTTTATGTTCAATCTAGGCAAGCCAACATTAGATGTCGCCTTTGATTGTCCTGTTAGTTCCATAAATTTAGCAGTATCGTCATCACTAAATGCTGATACTAGCTGATCCATTTCGTTTCCGATTGTAGTCATTTCGTTAGTTTCCATTTTTATTTCCTTTAAGTTTATTTAAAATGTAATTTGATCCTAATGGTTAACTTCAGATAAGTCAAGCCAATTATTACCTATTTTTAATTCTATTCCTATTGGCATGTCGTATTCTAAGCCATACCTAGCTTTCGAGCCATTAGAAATAGATAACATGGCTTCAGATAATACCTTGATACACTGATCTTTTTCATCAGGATGTACGTCAAGTACTATTGAATCATGTACTGTGTTGCATATTACTGACTGCATTTTATTTTTTTGCATCACCTTATCTAGTTCAACTAGTGCTATAGGTAGCAAGTCAGCAGTTGCAAATCCTTGTACGGGGTAGTTACAGATAGCAGTTCTGTTTGTGGCTGCACCCCAATCTGTCCACTTAGCATCGGGGAAAGAATAGACACGACCTGATGGTAGTTTGATCTCTTTTGTCCTGACTGCTTCTTTCTCTAATTCCTTGTGCCATTCGGTAACTTTCTCATACTTCTCTTTAAAAGCCGTGTAGTAGGCTTGTTGTGCTGGAGTACCACTGACCCCACCATAGAGAGGTTTGAACGTGTGTGCCTTTGCATCCTGCCTAGAACACCCTATTATGGATGCAGTGTAGCTATGAACATCTGTTCCCTTAAGAACATCATCATATGCTTGTGGGTCTTTGGATAAAAAGCCTGCTACCCTAAACTCTAATTGAGAGTAATCACCCTCAAGTATATAGCCACCATCAAACCTACTTTCTACTATCTTACGTATAGCAAAGGTAGAACCACGTGGCATGTTTTGAAAGTTAGGATTACGACTAGATAATCTACCCGTTGCAGTAACACATTGCATAAATTCAGGATGTACAAAGTTATCATCATCTACGTTATTCTTCATACCCTCAACAAAAGTAGATAGGTAGGTACGAATAGCATTGTATCTAGAGTAGGCTACACAAAACTCACGTGCTTCACCACTTAGTTCGGTTGATCTATCTTCTAGAGTTACCTTGTCTGTCTTAAATCCTGCAGATGCAGTATCTTTTGGATTACGAGGTACAATCTTAAAGCCTGCCACCTCATTAGTGTCCATGTATCTGATGCCTTTACCTTTACATGGCTTGCATATCCGTAATGCTTTACTTGGCTCACCATTTTTGTTGACAAGCCTGACACGACCATGACCTAAACAACCTGCACATTGTTGACCTACAGTTTTGTACACAATGTCTGTCATGTTACGTACATTACGAATGAAATCATTCTTTCTCATACGAGTACGTAGCTTTGGTTTAATTGTGTTACCCCTCATTTCGTGACCCAGATTAAATGTCATAGACCAGAGAGGTTTATCCTTTACCTTACGTGAGTACAACAAAACACTACGATCATCAGGACTAGATAGATTGATTGGTGTATCCCCCATTGCTTCTTTAGCCATAGTCTGTAGTTTGTTTTCTAGATAGAGTAGTTCTGTATTATATTCTTTCTCTATCTCATCTAAGGTATCTAAGTTTATTTTAAGTCCGTTCATCTCAATACGAGTCAGGACTTTTGTCATTTCAAGCGAAAGCTTTAGTGTCGGTACTAATGTCATTAAATAGTTCTCCAAATGTTGTGCCAAAGGCTTCAAGTTGTTTTACTGCCACTTCTTCTGTAGCGATTACGTCTGCTATACCATACTCTTGTACAATCTCATAAGGTATATCATAAAATGTTTTACCATCTTTTAGAAAAGGTGCAACTAAATCTTTTTCTTTTTGTGTAACACCATATCGTTTTGCAAGAGAGTCAAGACTAAGTGACCACCTCTTTGCTTTAGCTAAGATATATTCAGCTACCATTGTATCGTACACATGACGATCATAGGTAAAGCCACATGCTCTTATCCATGTAAGATCAAACTTAAGATTCTGCCCAACAAGTACATCGGCACTATCCAAAGTATTCTGCATTGTTTCAAACCAACCATCTTCTACAAATGCTCGATTGTCTGAGTGAGATATAAAATCGTAGCCTACCTCATCTTCTCCTAGCCACTTGTACCCGATTGATACAAGAGTATTACCAAAGTAAGGCAGGGCAGTAGTGCCGCCTGACTCCTTTGTCTTATGTGTTGTCTCCACATCAAGTGTCAAGACGTTTAGTTTTTCTGCCATTGTTTCTCCTATCTGTATGTATTGAATGACAATTAGCACAGAGTATTCTGCACTTTCTTACTTCTTTAATTAAATTCTTTATGCTATGTAGCACCATGTGGCTGACTTGTTTAGTCTTGCCACCTAGATGGTCAAACTGTAAGGCAAGAGCATTTTTTCTGTATCCACATATGTCACAACCACATCTCATCTTAATGTAGTTGAGCCAACGTCTTCTACGTTTTGCTCTTGCAGTAATTTTAGCATTTCTATTAATAGTACACACCCCTTTGCACATCTATCTGAGCATTAATCATTCCATGCCACCCGTTGATTTTATTTTTAGATATACAAATATGTCTTACTATATTATCTACCTCACTTGATCCTGTCTTACCAATACCTATGATTGCATCAGCTTCACCAGCTTTACCTGTCCTAGAATTGTCAAGCATAGAGTAGTCAATAAATTGACGATCATGTGCATCATAGCTTGCCTGACTGACTGCCCATATAAGTAGCTGATTTCGCTTGGCAATTTCTCTTGCAGTAACGTAGGTCTCTTTTAATCTTTCGTCACCACGATTATATTGACCACCAACACGAAACTTATCTAGCTGATCACAGAACATAATGTCAGGTTTATTTAGTTTTGCATAATCATCCATCTCCTCCACAGATGTACCAACTGAATCCATGATTGTCAGATAAGGTTCTATCTCAAAGTGATATCGTTCAAGTAGCTGATCTTTTTGCATGACCATTTCTTCTCTTGTCAATTCAAAATAAGATTGAATGATACGTAGCTTGATACGTTGAGCAGGTTCTTCGTTTGCCCAATAAGTAACTTTGAATTTTTGTTTGATGTAAGATGATGCAAGGAAACAACAAAAAGTAGTCTTACCCACTTCAGGTCTAGCAAATATTATCCCTAGATTACCCTTATCCATTCCTTTAAGTTTTTCTTGGATAAGGTTGAATTTAAAAGGGAAATCTGTGTCTCCTGCTTCTTCTTCAAGCAACTGAGACAAATCACTTTCTACTATATTGTAGGTAGTTTTGTCACTAATGCGGCCATCTTCAACTGCATCTATAAGTCTACGTAACTCGCCAAACTCTTCGTTCTCACCTGTAAATATTTCAAGTGCTTTCTCGCCTATCTGCCTTGCTCTATCTCTAAGCCACAGATTGTTAACTAAGTCTAGATGAAGTTCGTCATCACCTGACACAGTACTTTCTAATTCAGATATAACTTCTTGTATTCTGTTTCTAGCCGAATCAGGCATGGCAGGATTTCTGTCGTTAAAGACTCCTGCAAGTTCAGACTTAGTTAAAGTCTTGGCGTACTTAGTATGGGAATATACTATTGTGTCAAAGATATCTTTTAGTTCCCTATCAAACATATCTCTATCTATTTTGTTCTTTACCTTTGCAAAGAAATCAACATCTAAACAAAATCCTAAAACTTGCTTATCTACTGATATGATTGTTGATGAAGTCATCACGTTCCTCTTTCTCCATATTTTTCAGGTCTTTCTTTAGCACTACTAACTTAGTAGGTACATAATTAGACAAATGCCTGACAATGTCAACTGCTTTCCGAGTTGCATCTTTGTCTAAAGCCACAAAAATTTTTTTATAATTTTGGATTACTTGTATGTGTGAATCCAAAAGGGAAGTTCCCATCAAAGCTAATCCCCGTACAAAGTTACTAATACTGCAAGCACTAGGACAATCTTCGACAATAAATAAGTTCCCTCCCTTTCCACATAAAAAAGGATATCTACTATTTCCATATCTTAACCACTTCGGTTTACTATTTGTTAAACTTCTTCCCGTTGCATCAACTACCTTATCTCCATCTTTGACAAGATAGACAACACGATCACGTTGGAAGTCATATCTAATATCAACTAAGCCACCTAGATAAGCATCATAAGAATGTACTTGCTTAACATAGTTCTCAGCATTGATATTGCGAGACAAAGAGACAAACGTATCAGGTATAACAAAATCTACCTCTGTCTCTTCTTGTTTAGTTTCTTTTTTGACAAATGCCTGACTTGAATTATCTCTTGTCAAACTGACACCCGTTCCACCTTTAGTATTGCAATCAGCGTGGAAACAATACCACAATCTTTCAAAACCATTGTCACTTACACTAAAGGTATTTGGCTTGCCACATAAAGGGCAATCAGACCTATAGCGCCCATAAGCAGGAATGGAGAGGGATTCAACATAGCCTTTTAACCATTTTGGACTCATCTACTTGTAGCATCTTTATACTGTTTGGTATTTACAGTATAGACTTGTGCTAACTTATCTAGATCGTACTTACTTTTAAGTTCATCAAAAACTCCAATATGTCCAACTAACTTGCGAGACTTTGCTACCAAGATAGGTATCCATGTTAGGTAGTCTCGTTGATTACCTAGCTTAACTTGATCTTTGTCAACCAAACCTAAACGTACTGCTGACAACTTTGCCCACAATACATGGTGCTTATCGTAGGTACGCTGAGTTATGTCTACTTTAATCTCTTCCATCATCTGCTATCCTCAAATCTTCTAAGTATAGTTTAATTGCATTTCTCATCAGATCAGCTACGCTTACTTGTGTTGCATACCTATCTGTTTCCCTAGTAGCAAATTTCTCTAGTTCGTTGTAGTCTGCTTTAGAAACTGTCAAGTTATAAACTTTAGTTTCTTCAGGTATCTTATTTGGTCTACTCATATTATCTCCAATCTCCCTCGTGGGGTGTATCTCCCAATGGGATAATTGCGTATACCACGAGATGTATTTTTACGTCAAGAAAAAAATAATAAAAAAATAATTTGACATATGTTTTTAGTTAGTTGTATAAGTATCCCTGATCATAAATATAGGAGATAAATTATGGCATTTAACCAAATAAATATTAAAGATTGTCTGTGCGATATGTACGACATAAAACGTAAAGTTAAACAGACTAAAGTTGTCCATGATGTAAAAGGTCATACTTTGGAGATATCATTGTTTAATGCACCAAAAGATAATGATGGAACTATTTTTACTCTTGGTGATTGTATTGACAATGTTATTGGGCAATTAGAACTAGAACTTAAACAAAGAGGACAAGAGATATGATTTATTTAGAGTTATTCTCAGGTGGTAGTGTAGCTAGGCAATCTGTAAAAGAATTAGGTTTGCCCGTTACTAGGTGGTATTCATCAGAAATTAATAAGTATCCAATTCAGATAGCTAATGATAACCATGATGATCTAATTCATCTAGGTGGTGTCGAGGGTGTATTAGATAAGCTAGTTTCACATAAAGACATTGATGTTATCTTTTGTGGCTCACCTTGTCAGGGTTTTTCCGTTGCAGGAAAACAATTAAATTTCGAGCATGAACAATCCAAGTTGTTCTTTACATTCCTCGATATCTACAAGGCTATCTATACTGTTAATCCTCATGTTAAGCTACTCTTTGAAAATGTCAAAATGAAAAAAGAATGGGAACAGATTATCCTATCTAAACTACAAGAGATAAATCCAAGCCTAAAGCTACACATTATTGATTCGGCTTTGGTATCTGCTCAACGTAGAGTTCGTATGTACATTACTGACATAGAATTTGATATGCCTGAAGATAGAGGTATCTTACTTAAAGATATTATCGAATGTGGTTGTGTAGATAGGAACAAATCCTACTGTCTAGATGCTAACTATTGGAAAGGGGGTAATTTGAAGATGTACTTTGAGAAATCTCGCAGACAATTAGTATTTGGAGATGGTTGTCATCAGGTAGGAATAGCTGATATTAAAGGCTACGACATTATCAAAAGAGTTTACTCAATCGAGGGTAAATGCCCTACCTTAACTACCATGCAAGGTGGA